GCAAGGACGCTGGGGATAAGTCACACCGCTTTTTACGATTGGGTGGACAGAGGAGGTGAGGCACGCGCTGCTGCTCTCGCGCGTGCACGCGCACGGGGTGGTCAGAGTTTAGCCGAGGAGACGCTGGAGATTGCCGACAGCGCGACCCCGCAAGAGGCGCAGGTGGCCAAGCTGAGGGTGGACACCAGGCGCTGGTTGGCCGGCAAGATGAACGAGGAATACGGCGACAAGCAGCAGCCCTTGGTCAACATCGACCTGGGCAGCATGGCACTGGATGCACTGCGCAAGCGCAGCGTGGATATGCATACCGATACCTGACAGTACTACCTACAACGTTCATTATGTAAAGTCGATGTTGAGTTATCCACAGATTTAGGAATACTCAAGCATTGCTTTGCAAGTTATCCACAGGTTCTTGTGGATAACTGTGGACAAAACCCTGTGGACAAGCCAAGGCCGCGCCAGCCTGGGACCGTGGCCGCGACCCCCCCCGGTGGCCGCCGAGGCGGGGGCGGCTGCTGCGGTACTCCACCCACATCCCTGACAACCCTGAAAAAAATTTTTTAAGTTTGTTAAAAATGAGACCTTGACCACCATCATCCAATTGCCTTAAACTGCAATTCTTATTAACCAGGAGTAAACCGATGAACACGACATTACTGACGAGGGTGAGAACCCTGTACCCACAGAGCCGTCATTTGCAACGGCAGTGGATCAAGAGCATTCGCCATCTTGGAGCGCGGTGGCTGGTGGGACAGCCGCAGCCGCAAGAGAAGCTGCGTGAGCAGGCAGCGGGGAGATGGGCATGACCCCTTTGTACGACCTTTTGAAGTGGCTGTTTGGCCGCAAGAAATCCGCAGAGGCTGATCAGGAATGTCCGAACTGCTACGGCCTTGGCTATGACAGCAGTGGGTTTACATGTAGCTGTTTGAGGGAGAAGAAATGAAAACCACGATAGACATGGCCCGAGAAGTCAAGATGCCCTATGACTTTGTGACGGGTGAGCCAATCAACCTTGAAAAACTCAAAGCCTTTCAAGCCCTTGTTCGTGCTGATGAGCGTGAGGCGTGTGCAAAGGTGTGTTCTGACCTTGTTCCTGATATGTCGCGCACAGCAAATGACGCATCCGTTTGGGATGTTGCCACATTTGATTGCGCCGCTGCCATCCGAGCAAGGGGGAACACATGAAAGACGAAGCACTACGCATGGCGCTGGAGGCGTTGGAATGGATTTCCAATTTAGAAACAGGTCGCTTCATTCGCCAAAAAGCAACGGAGCCAATTGCCGCCATCAAGCAAGCCCTTGCAGCACCTGTGCAGCCTGTAAAGCCATCCCTGTGGGAGCAATACCATGCAGCACAGCCAGCACCTGTGCAGGAGCCTGAGTCGTTTGAGCAATGGAATGCCAAGCAGCACGGCGACCCGGAGGAAATCGGATTCCTGCAAGCCTTGCGAATTGCGTATTGCTCTGGGCAAGACAGCGTGATGAAAGCTACCCCACCCGCACAACCAGCACCTGTGCAGCCTGTGGCGTGGGGCGTTTTTGAGGGCGGCAACCTACACGACATGTTTTTTACTAGAGAGGAGGCAGACAACATGGCGCACCTCAAAGGCTTACATGCAGAGATCAGGCCACTCACCACCCCACCCGCAGCACAGCCAGCCGTGCCTGATGCGTTTGGAACGCGAGAGGGTGAGCATCCCGAGTACATCCAAGGCTGGAACGATTGCAGGGCTGAGATGCTGCGTCATAATTGACGCCTATGGCAAAAACAGAAAATGTATTCCAGCAGTGGGTGGCACGGTATCACCCTGATCCGGTGCTGTTTGTGCGGGAGGTGCTGGGGGTAGACCCTGACCCGTGGCAGGTGAAGTTTCTCCAGGCGATTGCCCGAGGGGACAGGAAGATTAGCGTCAGGTCCGGCCACGGGGTGGGCAAATCTACGGCGAGTAGCTGGGCCATGCTGTGGTACTTCATGACGCGCAGCCCGGTCAAGGTGGTGGTGACTGCGCCGACCAGCAGCCAGCTTTATGACGCGATGTTTGCGGAACTGAAGCGGTGGATCAATGCGATGCCGCTGCCTTTGCAGGGGCTGCTGACGGTTAAGCAAGAGAGGATTGAGTTCAACGCTGCGCCGACTGAGATGTTTATCTCAGCCAGGACGAGCCGGGCCGAGCAGCCGGAGGCTTTGCAGGGCATTCACTCTGAGTATGTGATGCTGGTGGCCGATGAGGCGTCAGGCGTGCCCGAACAGGTGTTTGAGGCGGCGGCTGGGTCGATGTCTGGCCACAACGCTGTGACGCTGCTGCTGGGCAACCCGGTGCGGTCCAGCGGGTTTTTCTACGACACGCACACGCGCCTGGCGGGGGAGTGGACCACGTTTCAGGTGGCGTGTACTGACTCGCCACGGGTCAGTGACGAGTATGTGAAGGAGATGGCGCAGAGGTACGGCGAGGACAGCAACGTGTATCGGATTCGCGTGATCGGGGAGTTTCCGAAGGGCGATGACGATACGGTGATTGCGATGGATTTGCTGGAAAGTGCGCTGCACCGGGATGTGGCGGCCAGCCAATCAGCGCCAATGGTGTGGGGTCTGGATGTGGCGCGGTTCGGCAGTGACCGAAGTGCCTTGTGCAAACGGCAGGGCAACGTGGTGACCGAGAGCATTCGGACATGGAAGAATCTGGACCTGATGCAACTGACGGGGGCGGTGGTGGCCGAGTACAACGTGCTGCCGCCAAGCCAGCAGCCCAAGGAGATTTTGGTGGACAGCATCGGCCTTGGGGCTGGGGTGGTGGACAGGCTGCGAGAGCTTGGCCTGCCAGCCAGGGGGATTAATGTGAGTGAAAGCCCAGCCATGGGCGGGACTTATAGAAACCTCAAGGCTGAACTTTGGTACAGGGCCAAGGCGTGGCTGGAGGCGAGAGACTGCAAGCTGGCCAAAGACGATGTGCTGATCAGTGAGTTGGCCACGGTGCGCTACACGTTTACCAGCAACGGCAAGATTCAGATTGAGGGCAAGGACGAGATCAGGAAGAGGGGTTTGCCCAGCCCTGACAAGGCCGATGCGTTTGTCTTGACGTTTGCAAGTGACGCAATTGCCGGGATGTACGGGTCGGCAGGCAGCAGCAAGTGGGGCCAGCCGCTGCGCCGAAACCTGTCAAGGGTTGCATAATCTGGGAATTACCAATCACATGGGGAATACCATGCCAATGAGCAAAGCGCAAAAGAAAATCGGTTCTGTAATGGGCGAGTACAAGGCTGGCAAGTTGCATAGCGGTGGCACTGGCAAGGTGGTAAAGAATCCCAAGCAGGCCATTGCCATTGCGATGAGCGAGGCCAAGATGCCCATGCGCGGCCAGCGCACAGCAACCAACCGGAGCAAAAAGTAATGGCCACTATGCAGCGCACCATGGAACAAGCCATGGACATGGAAGAGGGCGAGGACATGGAGGGCGAGAACTGCCCCTTGCCAACCCAAGACATTACGCTGAACCTGAAGAATCGGGCCAAGGCCATCACCAGTGCCGGGTACGGTCCTGAGAACCCCAAGCTGCCAAACAGCGCGTTTTGGGCGAAGAAGGCAGACCAGTGGGATGTGTCCACCGATGACGCCAAGCAAAGCCTGTGCGGCAACTGCGCGGCGTTCAATGTGTCGGACAAGCTGAAGAAGTGCATTGCCCAGGGCATCGGCATGGAGGCTGACCCGTGGGGCACGATCAAGCTGGCCGACCTTGGTTACTGCGAGATTTTTGATTTCAAGTGTGCGGCCAGCCGGACCTGTGACGCATGGGTGGTGGGCGGCCCCAATACGGGTGAGCAAGACGGTGAAGATATGGAGGACGAATCATGAAAGCAGGTCTTTACGCCAACATCAACGCCAAGCAGGCACGCATTGCCGCTGGCTCCAAAGAGAAGATGCGCAAGCCTGGCGCAAAGGGTGCGCCAAGTGCAGCCGACTTTAAGGCGGCGGCCAAGACGGCCAAGCCAGTGAAGAAAAAATGAAAACCCCGGCCTGGCAGCGCAAAGAGGGCAAAAGCCCAAGCGGTGGCTTGAATGCCAAGGGCAGGGCCAGCGCCAAGGCCGAGGGCATGGACCTCAAGGCTCCGGTCAAATCTGGTGACAACCCAAGGCGTGCCAGCTTCTTGGCACGCATGGGCAATATGCCTGGTCCAGAGAAGAAGGGCGGGGAGCCGACACGGCTGCTGCTGTCCCTGAACGCATGGGGTGCATCCAGCAAGGCTGACGCAAAGGCAAAAGCCAAAGCAATATCTGCAAGGAACAAGAAATGAACGATACCAACACCATCAGCACCGATGTGACTGCGGCCACACCCATGGACGATGCGGAGCTTGAAAGCATCATTGGGCAAGACCTGACCGATGCGGTCAGCTACATCGACAGCGACATTTCGCCAACACGGGCCAAGGGCACTGAGTATTACCGTGGTGACCTGTTTGGCAACGAGGTCGAGGGCAACAGCAAAGTGGTGGCGATGGAGGTGCGGGATACCGTGTCGGCCATGCTGCCCAGCCTGATGCGTGTTTTCTTCAGCACCGAAAATGTGGTCGAGTTTGTACCCCGTGGGCCGGAGGATGTGCAGTCTGCAAAGCAGGCGACAGACTATGCAAACTACATTTTCCAAAATGACAACAACGGGTTTTTGACCAGTTACGCAATTTTCAAAGATGCCTTGGTGCGCAAATGCGGCATTGCCAAGTTTTGGTGGGAGGATGACGAGAAGGTCAGCATTGACGAATACACAGGGCTGGATGACCAGACCCTTGAAATCTTGATGCAAGAACCTGATGCCGAAGTCAAAATCGTGGTGTCTTACCCTGACCCAAATGTTGACGAGATGCAGATGGTCACGGTGGACCCGGTGACGGGTGCGGCCATGGCTATGCCTGCGCCGATGATCCATGATGTGCAGATCAAGCGCATCACCAAGGATGGCCGGATTCGCATCATGGCCGTGCCGCCTGAAGAGTTGCTGCTGGACAGACGCGCCCGGTCATTTGATGACGCCACCATCATTGCGCATCGCCAGATGGCCACTGTGGCCGACCTGATCGCGATGGGGTATGACCAGGACGAGATTGAAGAAAACCTGTCAACCACTGACCTCGACAGCAACGATGAGTATTTGGCACGGCAGCCGCTGTCCACCACGTTTGGCACGAATGACGCAGCCAACCCGATGATGCGCAGAGTTCTGTACATCGAAGCATATGCGCGTGTGGACTATGACGGCGATGGCATCCCCGAGCTGCGCAAGGTCTGCTGCATGGGCGGCGGCTACAAGGTGGTGCGCAACCTGCCTGCGTCTTACATCCCCTTTGCCGACTTTCCCTGCGACCCAGAGCCACACACCTCGCCACTTGAGGCGATGTCCATTTTTGACATCACCCGCGACCTGCAAGAGATCAAGTCCGAGATTCTCCGCAACACACTGGACAGCCTGGCGCAAAGCATTCACCCCCGCACAGCGGTGGTTGAGGGCCAAGTCAACATTGACGATGTGCTGAACAACGAGACAGGCGCAATCATTCGTATGCGTGCGCCTGGCATGGTCCAGCCACTGACCACTCCATTTGTTGGCCAGGCGGCATTCCCAATGATGGAGTACATGGACCAGATCAAGGAAGATCGCACGGGCATGAGTAAGGCGGCCATGGGCCTGAATGCCGATGCCTTGCAGTCCAGCACCAAGGCGGCGGTGAACGCCACCATCAGCGCCAGCCAAGGCCGCATTGAACTGACAGCACGCATCTTGGCCGAGGGCATGAAGAAGCTGTTCAAGGGCATCTTGTTCTTGGTGACAACGCACCAGGACAAAGAGCGCATGGTGCGCCTGCGCAATGAGTGGGTGGCTATTGATCCCCGGCACTGGAATGCAGGCATGGATGCCAGCATCAACATTGGGCTGGGCAATGGCGACACCAATGAGCGAATTCAAGCCTTGATGATGATCATGGCCAAGCAAGAGCAAATCTTGCAGCAGCTTGGCCCAGCCAACCCGCTGGTGACCCCGCAGCAGTTCAGCAACACGCTGCGCAAGATTGTGGAATTGTCTGGGTTCAAGGATGCGTCCAGCTTCTTCCAAAACATTCCATCCGACTATGAGCCGCCTGCGCCACCAGCCCCCAAGCCAACGCCAGAGGAAGTGCTGGCGCAGGTGCAGGTCGAAAGCATCAAGGCCGACATCAAGAAAAAGGCGGCTGATTTGGAGCTTCAGCGCCAGCAGATGGTCATGAATGACGATTTGAAGCGTGATCAGATGGCTCAAGACCTGTATCTCAAGAAGTACGAAATTGAGTTAAAGTACAACTCACAGATCAGCACAGCCGAAATTGACGCTGCGCAAAACATTGATCGTGAAGCGATACGTCAGCAGGCGGTGATTGCCCAGCAGCAAGCAGCACAGTTTGTGCAGCAGCCGCAGCAAGCAGCGCCAATGATGTCACCCATCAACCTTAACGGAATGGCACAGTGAGCACAAACGAAGACCAAGTGCGCAAGGGCCGCAAGGCCCAGCAGATTCTCGAAAATGAAATTTTGAGCGATGCAGTTGCGAAATTAGAAAACGACCAGCTTTGGCTGTTTCGATCCTCGAAACCTGAAGAGTCGGCAAAACGTGAAACGGCGTGGTGCATGTTGCAGGCTATTGATAGCCTGCGGCAAGAGCTAATCAAAGTCATGGACAATGGCAAGATTGCTCAGAAGTCCATTGATCGTTCACCTAAACTGATTTAAGACTATGGCAGAAATACAAGCAATGAATGTGGCCGATGCGGCCACTGCTATCTCGGCAATGATGAATCCCGAACAGGGACAGTCGGAAATTGACGAGGCGCAGCCAGCCGAGGAGTCTGAAGAAGACACCGAGGCAGCGGCTTCTGCGGAGGATGAGTCTGGTGTGGAAGACGCGCCAGAGGAAGAATCCGCAGAGGAACAGTCCGAAGAGAATGAGGAGAATGAGGAGGAGGAGCAAGAGCAGACTTTCACCGTCAAAGTTGACGGCAAGAAGGTATCTGTGACCTTGCAAGAACTTCAAGAAGGCTACTCACGACATCAAGACTACACCCGAAAGGTGCAAAAAATTGTTGATGAGCGCAAGCACATTGAACAGGAATCAGCAACTATTCGGGCCGAGCGTCAACAGTACGCTCAATTGTTGGGTGCATTACAAGCACAACTTCAAGCAACCGAGCCACAAGTTGATTTAGAGCGTCTTTATCATGAAGACCCTATTGAGTGGGTTCGGACCAAGGAGGTCATGCGAGAGAGACAGGAGAAAGCCTACGCTATTCAGGCCGAGCAGCAGCGGTTATCTCATCTCTCTGAGCATGAACAGCAGCGTTCTATGGAGGCGCATCTTTCTAGCCAGAAAGATGCCCTTTTAAAAGCCTTGCCCCAGTGGCGAGACCCTATACAGGCGAAAGCCGAGAAGGCGCTGGTGATTGAATCTGCAAAGGCCGCAGGTTTTACCGAGGATGACTTGAAGAGCGTCTATGACCATCGACTTGTTTTGATTCTGCGCAAAGCAGGGTTATATGACAAGATGGTGAGCAAGGCGCAGGGCATTAAGCCTGTGCACAATGGCCCTCGGACCGCCAAGCCTGGTGCAGCGGGACGGGTTTCGACCACAACTGAAAGTACGAGGGCAAAGCAGCGTCTTGCAAAAACTGGCCGTGTCGATGATGCGGCTTCTGCAATTGAACATTTACTGAGGTAATCCAAATGACTATCGTAGCAAACACGTTCACGACCTACTCTGCAAAGGGTATCCGTGAAGACCTGTCCAATGTGATCACAAACATTGCACCCGAAGAAACCCCTTACATGAGCAACATTGGCCGTGAAAACGTGTCCAACAGCTTGTATGAGTGGCAAACCGACACACTGGCCGCTGCTGCTGCAAACGCACAGTTGGAAGGTGATGACGTTGGCAGCTTTGATGCTGTCGTCGCAACTGTGCGTCTGCAAAACTACGCACAGATTAGCCGCAAGACAATCATCTTGTCGGCCACTGAAGAAGTGGTCAACAAGGCTGGTCGTCGTTCGGAACTGGCTTATCAGATCGCCAAGCGTGGCGCTGAGATTAAGCGTGACCAAGAGTTCTCCATGCTGAACGGCGCAATCGCTGTGGCTGGCAACACCACCACATCACGCACCACTGCATCCTTGGGCGCGTTTGTCAAAACAAACACCGACAAGGCCACTGACGGTGCTGACCCATCGTACACAACGCTGCCAAACAGCGCCCGTACAGATGGCACAGTGCGCACATTCACTGAAACCATTCTCAAGAATGTGATTCAGAAAGTGTGGACGCAAGGCGGCACTCCAAAGATTCTGATGTGCGGTCCTGTGAACAAGCAGCGCGTGTCGGGTTTCTCTGGCATTGCTTCCAGCCGATTCAACATTGATGGCGGTGCAAAGCCTGCGACCTTGGTCGGCGCTGTTGACATCTACGTTTCCGATTTCGGCAACGTGCAGGTCATCGCCAACCGATTCCAGCGTGAGCGTGACGCCTGGGTGATCGATCCTGACTACGCCAAAATGACTGTGCTGCGTCCATACAGCCAGGTTGAATTGGCCAAGACAGGCGATGCCGAAAAGCGTATGCTGATCGTGGAATGGGGTCACAAAGTGTCGGCTGAAAACGCCCACGGCCTCGCAGCCGACCTTGTAACTTCTTGATTTGAAGCCAACGGAAAAGGCCAGGGAAACCTGGCCTTTTTTTTAAGATGATCCACAAAAGAATTTTTGACCAAAACAAAGAACAGGGCATCACACGTTTCTGGCATGAGAATGCCGAGGGCGATGTGACCGTCGAGACAGAACAAGACGTTACAGCGGTAATTGAGGCGAACAAAGCCATCTACAATGCAGTTGACGAGAAAGCCAATTGGACGGGTGAATGGCACTTGGTCGCAAGCATTCCAGAAGCCTTGTTTTACAAGATGAAGGCCGAGGGAAAGATTGATGATCAGGAGTACATGAAACGCTGGTTGAACTCAAGTGAAAATCAATTCTTCAGGACTCGACCAGGAAAAGTATGAACACCATTGCTGTATGCACCCCAGCCCGCGACCAGGTACACACCAACTATTGCTATTGCTTAGTCAACATGGTGGCGTATCACACACTCAGCACAGAGGACGCCATCAGTCTGAAGTTGATGCAGGGCACGATTCTCCAAAACCAAAGGGCAGACCTTTGCTTGGATGCAATGGCCGAGGGTTGCACGCACATCCTGTTTATCGACAGCGACATGACCTTTCCCCAGGACATGGTGCAGCGGCTGCTTAAGCACGACAAAGCCATCGTGGCGGCCAACTGCGCCAGGCGCAGAATGCCCACAGGGCCAACGGCGCAGAACTATGACGAGAACGGCAAGCGCATCCCTGTTTACACCATGCCCGAGTCCACTGGCTTGGAAGAGGTGGGCAGCATTGGCACTGGCATAATGCTGATCAAGCGCGAGGTGTTTGAGGGGATGTCTGAGCCATGGTTTGACATGCCTTGGCAGACCACACGGGGGTACATGGGCGAGGATGTGTTTTTCTGCAAGAAGGCACAGGAACTTGGCCACAAGATTTACATCGACCATGACGTTTCCCACGAAATCGGACACATCGGAACCTTTGAATTTGGGCATCCTCACACCTGGGCGGTGAAAGAGGAAATGGAAAAAGAGGCTAAAAATGGCACTTAGCACTTATGCAGAGTTGAGGACATCCATCGGGGATTGGCTTAACAGGTCTGACCTGTCGGCCACCATCCCTGATTTCATCAGCTTGGCCGAGGCCCAGATTGAGCGCACGCTGCGCACCCGGCAAATGATTGTTCGGGCCAATGCGTCTTTTGATTCTGAGTATGGCGCTGTGCCTGCTGACTTCTTGGAAACCAAGTCGCTGAAGCTGACCAGCACCAACCCACTGACACCCTTGGCATTCTTGTCAATTGATGACATGGACGAGGCGCGGTCGCATTACACGGCCAGTGGTCGGCCACGGTTCTTTAGTGTGGTGGGTGGGCAATTCCGAATCAGCCCAACACCTGATGCAACCTACACAGCCGAACTGATCTACTTTGGAAAGTTGACAAAGTTATCAAACAGCGTGGCCAGCAATTGGCTTTTAGCATCAAGTCCTGACATCTATTTGTATGGGGCATTGCTGCAAGCTGCGCCATACTTGCAAGACGATGCGAGAATTCAAACATGGGCAACTCTGTATGAGCGTGCCTTGAATGACTTGCGTACAGCAGATGATCGTGCATCGACATCTGGTGGTGTGCTGTTGACCCGAGCAAAGACTTTTGGATAAGGGCTGGATATGTCATCTTTTACCGATTACACAGAAAATCTGGTTCTCAACTTTTTGTTGACTACCAACACGGCCACACGCCCAACAGCTTGGTATGTGGGCTTGTTCACGGCTGCGCCATCAGACACTGGTGGTGGCACTGAGGTGTCGGGAAGCGCATACGCCCGAGTTGCCACCGGGACCATGACGGTTTCCGGCACATCTCCGACAACCGCGACCAACGCTGCGGCTATTGAGTTTGCTGCGGCCTCTGGTGGTAATTGGGGCGCCATCGGCTGGGCTGCCATTTTTGACGCATCCACAGGCGGCAATATGCTGGCCTGGGCGGCTTTGAGTACATCACGCACCATCAACGATGGCGATGTGCTGCGCATCCCTGCTGGCGACCTTGACGTTACCCTGACATGACATGGCTGCATATGGTCGTGGCAGTTATGGAGTTGGGCAATACTCTGAACCACGGGTAGGGTACGGCGGCGGCTCCTACGGGGTCGGCAATTATTCCAGAGGCTCCTTTGAGCCTGCTGTCTCGATTTCTGCAACAAGCGCCATGTCAGTTGGCGCAAGTGTTGTCTCCAACGTATCTGTATTGATCGAATCTGCCAGCACCATGTCGGTGTCGGCCACCAGGTTTACGTTTGCAGGTTTGACGGTTTCCAGCCAAAGCGCCATGACGGTGAGGGTCGTTGCGCTGTTTGATGCGGCGGCTGCCATTGCGGCCACCAGCAGCGTGGCAATTTCTGGTCTGCGGTATGCCATTGGCGCATCCACATTTGCGGCGGCATCTAGCGCCAGCGTGAGTGCCACCAGGTTTGCTTTTGCTGCTTTTGCTGCGGTGGACGTAAGCGCCATGACGGTCAATGCGGTTCGAGTGCCGCTGATTCAGATACTGATTGAAGACTTTGGCGCAATGACGGTCAGCACCAGCGTGATCGTCAACCAGGCTGTGCTGATTCAGGCCCAATCTGCAATGACGATCAGCGCCACCCGCAGGCAAAGTGCTGCGGTTGTTTTTACTGGTGTGTCCAGCATGACGGTGGCGGCAAACCTGAAATGGGTTCCAGAGGGTGACACGCCAGAAACCTGGGACACAATTGCCGACACAAACGAATCATGGACACCAGTGTCTGACACGACAGAAACATGGGAAGCGATTGCAAACACCAGTGAAAGCTGGACGCCAATCGCGGATAATTCAGAAACTTGGCAAATTGCCGCATGAGGTGAAAAATGGCTGATACCACGACCACAAACCTATTACTGACCAAACCCGAGGTCGGTGCATCGACTGACACCTGGGGAACCAAGATCAATACTGATCTGGACTCCATTGACGCTTTGTTTGATGCGGGTCCAGTGCTGAAGGTGACAAAGGGCGGTACTGGTGGGGCTACAGCCTCTGCTGCACGGACTGCCCTTGGTGTTGCCATCGGTACTGATGTCCTAGCTTATGACTCAAACCTCCAGAGTTTTGTCACTGCGTTTACGTTGCCCACAGCCGATAGCACAGCAGACTTTGTGCTGAAGACAAACGGTTCTGGCACATTGGGTTTTGCGGCTGCTGCTACAGGCGATGTAACTCTTGCTGGCGCTCAGACCTTTACAGGCACAAAGACCTTTGCTGGCACATCCTCTGCCCAAGCAATCATCCTGAACGATGCAGCAGAAGTCACCACAGTCTCTGCCACAGCAGCTACAGGCACTATTGCTTACGACATCACAACACAGTCGGTGCTGTACTACACCAGCAACGCATCAGCTAACTGGACAGTGAACTTTCGAGGCTCAAGCGGCACATCATTGGACACACTGATGTCCACAGGCCAATCCATGACCGTGGCTTTCTTGGTGACTCAAGGCTCAACTGCTTACTACAACAGTGCTGTGCAGATTGACGGTACAACTTCTGGCGTGACTACGCGCTGGTTGGGCGGCGCTCCGACAGCGGGTAATGCAAGCGGCATTGACAGCTACCGCTATCTCATCATCAAGACAGGCAGTGCAACCTTTACCGTCTTGGCAAGCAACACACAATTCAAGGCTTAATCTATGCCATTACAAGCAACAAGTGGTGCGGCTAGTTACGATGCTTTTGGTGGCGGCGTACCTGTTGTGCCTAACTACATTGAGGATGTGTTCCAGACTTGGCTGTACACAGGCAACGGCTCTACACAGACGATCACTAACGGGATTGATCTGGCGGGTAAGGGTGGGCTTACGTGGCTTAAATCTCGTTCTGCCGCAACAAACAATTTCTTGTTTGACACGACACGGGGCGCGTTAAACGAAATCAACAGCAACACCACAGAAGCTCAAGCATCTCTTGCAAATAGCCTGACAGCGTTTAACTCTAACGGTTTTTCTTTGGGGAGTGCTGCTGGCATTAACGTCAACGCAGCCACCTACGCCTCATGGACATTCCGAGAGCAAAGTAAATTTTTTGATGTGGTGACGTATACGGGGGATGGCGTAAACAACAGGGCAATTGCCCACAGTTTAACGTCTGCTCCCGGCTGTATTATCGTCAAGAGAACAAGTTCTTCTAACGACTGGCGCGTTTACCACCGATCAATGGGTAGCCCTGCTCAGAACTACTTTATGAGCCTGAACGCAACACAGGCTGCTTTCGATACATCGGTTGCAACGATGTGGCCGTCTGCACCAACCAGCACAGCTTTTTTTGTCAGCGATCAATCTGAAGTAAACGCTTCTGGCTCTACTTACGTAGCCTACCTATTCGCCCACAACGCAGGAGGCTTTGGCCTAACTGGTACGGACAATGTGATTTCGTGTGGGTCGTTTACGACCACTGGAGCAGTTGTTAACGTTACTTTGGGTTATGAGCCGCAGTTTTTGTTAGTCAAGAGAACGGATGGGGTAGATGATTGGCGAATCATTGACAACATGAGAGGGTTTTCGGCAGACAAAGATGACCAGATACTTTATCCAAATTCATCTGCCGCCGAAGTAAATTTAAACCCGTACATAGGCCCGACAGCAACCGGATTTTCAACAGCGGCAATCACAACGGGGCGCACCTACATCTACATCGCCATACGCCGTGGCCCGATGAAAGTGCCTACTACGGGGACGAGTGTGTTTGCGCCTGTGATCGGTAACGCTAGTTCATCAGCACCTTTTACAACCTTTAATACATCATTTACAGTGGACGGAACAATATACCAAGCAAGGACTGGAAGCACGGGATACGAAGAATCTCGGCTGCAAGGAAACGGTAGATATTTGCAAACAGCATCTACTGCGGCTGAACTGACTACCGGCGTGGTTGTCTGGGACAGACAGACGGGGGTTGGCTCAACGTCAAGCATAAATCTTAGCGACTATATTGGCTGGATGTATCGCCGCGCTCCCGGCTTCTTTGATGTGGTTTGCTATACGGGGACTGGAAGTGCAAGGACTGTGGCGCACAACTTGGCAGCAGTGCCTGAGTTGATCATTGTGAAGCGTAGAAGTGGCATTGCCGGTTGGCCCATATATTCAGCGCCAACAGGCATAAATAAACTATTGTTTCTGAATCTCACAGACGCAGAACAAGGCGACCCAAGCAACACATATTGGAATAACACATTACCAACTACATCTGTGTTTAGTCTTGGTAGTAATGTTCCCAATGCATCTGCTCAGACATATGTAGCCTACCTCTTTGCAACCTGCCCCGGCGTAAGCAAGGTCGGCAGTTACACAGGCACCGGCACAACACAGGCTATTGCTTGCGGCTTCACTGGCGGTGCAAGGTTTGTTCTCATTAAGCGTACAGACTCAACGGGTGATTGGTACGTGTGGGATTCTGCCCGTGGAATTGTGGCTGGCAATGATCCATACCTCCTGCTCAACAGCACAGCCGCTCAAGTGACGGGTACGGACTACATCGACACATCGGCTACTGGCTTTGAGATCAGCAGCACAGCGCCCGCAGCTATCAATGCCAGCGGTGGAACATTCGTGTTCCTTGCCATAGCGTAAATTTAAGGAGTAACAAATGCAAATTCGAACAAATGACGGTCGAGTAATGTACGAGGTAGAGTTCCGTACACACATCAAAGCCAACGGTGGCCCATCATGGGATACAACAACTCCTGAAGTCCTAGAGGCTTTGGGTGCTGATGTCGTCTTTGAAGGCCCACAAGCCACAGGCGGTACGGTGTATCAATACTCTCAAGCTGACGGTGTTGAGCAGATCGATGGCAAGTGGTACACCAAGCACATCCTTGGTCCTGTCTTTACAGACACAACAGTTGATGGCGTGACAACCACTGCTGCTGAGAATGAGGCTGCTTACAGGGCCGCCAAAGATGCTGAACAGGCTAAGTCTGTACGCACAAGCCGTAGCGAGAAGCTCAAGGACAGCGATTGGACTCAGGTGGCTGATGCCCCTGTGGACAAAGCTGCATGGGCTACATACCGCCAAGCCTTGCGTGATGTCACTGGCCAAGAAGGTTTTCCTTGGACTATCACATGGCCAACACAACCGGAATAAACCATGTCGGAGCAGATCGATGCAACGGAGGCTAGATTGACCACCCATGAACAGGTTTGCGCCCATCGTTATGAAGGCATTCAAAAGTCTTTTGAATCAGGCTCTAAGCGGATGGCAAAGATTGAGTACCTGCTTTATGCGGTGATCGCTGCGGTATTGCTTGGCCCAGGTGTGGCTGCTGAGTTGGTCAAAAAGATATTTGGCTTATGAAAGATTGGGCCGTTAGCTTTATTGCAGCGGCCAGCCTGGTTTGTTTTATTGTTTGGTCCACCAGCATAATCGTGCCATTCGTATGGAGCCTGTAAATGCTTGCAGAAATCGCGGCGGCGAACGCAGCTTTTGCAGTCATCAAGGCTGCGCTGGCTAATGGCAAAGACCTGTCCGATCTTGGCTCTCGCGTCTTTGACTACTTTGACAACAAGGCCAAGATTCAGCAGAAGGTCACCGAAAAAGGCAACCGTTCAGACATTGAAGAATTCTTTGCCCTTGAGAAGCTCAACGCTCAAGAGGTCGAACTGCGCGAACGCATGGTCTACGCAGGTCGCCCTGGCATGTGGGGTGATTGGCAAAAGTTCCAGGCCGCAGCAGCACGCAGGCGCAGGGAAGACAAAGAAGCAGCAGCCAAAGAGGCGCAGAGGCGCAAGCAGCAGCTTGAAGACCTTGCGGAATACATTGCCATCGGTTTGGGCGTAATCGTGCTTGCTGCCCTTTTGATTGGCGGCATCATTTTGTACATGAAGCACCTGAGATGAGCGACGAAAAGCTAAACGCCAACTCAGCCCTCGACAAGGTGCTTGGGTATGTGGACAGCCCATTCAAGCTGTTCGCCATCCTGGTCATGGGCGTGGTCGCCTTTGCCGGGTACTTTCTTTGGCAAAACCAAGAGTTCATGTTTGATGCTTACAAGGAATCCAAGAAGCTGCCGGAGATCAACACGGCCAGGGCAGATGACGCCAGTTCCATGCTGCTGAAAAAGACGGGGGCCACGGTGGTGGCGGTGTTTAAGGTCAACCCGCTGTTTAACAGCCGGGTGCTGTACCGGGCATACACTAAGGATGGCAGGGGCAAGGAAATTGAGGACATTGACGTTGGGCTGTTTTCCCAAAACACCGCCAACAATGCGGATGTGGTCAAGCTGATGACCAATGAGATTCCATGCTCAGAGTACCGCTATGCACAGTCTGAAGTGGGTTTGTGGTACTTGGACAAAGGCGTCACGTTTACTTGCCGGGTAAGTGTTCCACCTGACAGCCATCGCTTTGTTGGCCAGATCACAGTGGGATGGGCAGAGCCTCCGCAAAACCTTGACCAAGTTCGTTTCATGCTGGAGATTGCTTCAGCAATGCTTACCAAGAGAGGTAATTGATGGCACAGTTTGAACCTGCTTTTGAACTCATGATGGCCGACGAGGGCGGCTATGTCCTCCACGAAGTTCCCGGCGACACGGGCGGCATGACCTACGCAGGCATCGCACGCAACAAGAACCCGCAGTGGCCCGGTTGGGCGCTGGTGGACAAGAAAGAGTTTGGCGGCTCTTTGACCCCCATGGTGCGGGAGTTCTACCGTGTCGAGTTCTGGGACAAGATGCGCGGCAACGAGATCAACAACCAGGATGTTGCCAACACGATCTTCAACTTTGGCGTCAACGCTGGCATGGGCATGGCTGTCAAGCTGGCGCAGCTTGTCGTTGGGGCTACCCCTGACGGTGGAGTCGGCGCAAAGACGGTCGAGAAGCTGAACCAGATACCTGACGGCCAGCGGTTCAAGGAGCAGTACGCCTTGGCTAAGATCGCCCGGTATGTGGAGATTTGCAACAAGAACCCCGTGCAGGTCAAGTTCCTCAAGGGCTGGCTGAACCGCACACTGAAAGGTCTGAAATGAGCTTACTTGGCGTGGGATCAATTATTGAGGCGGTCGGCAAGGTTGCCGGGGATTTAATCACCACCGACAAGGAACGGCTGGAGATGGAGGTCGAGCAGCGCAAGCTGGACCTTGAGGAAAAGCGCATCGACCAGGCCACCGACTTGGCCCAGATCGAGGTCAACAAAATCGAGGCGGGAAGTTCCAGCGTGTTTGTTTCTGGCTGGCGGCCTGCCATCGGCTGGATCGGTGTTGCGGCCATGGGCTATCAGTTCTTGGCCTACCCGTTATTTCAGTGGGGCTGGAAGTGGGCGCAGGCCACCAACTGGATTCCAGCAGGCTTGGAGCCACCCCCGGTGCTAGACGCCGACCAGCTTTGGGTCATCTTGTCAGGCATTCTGGGGATTGCTGGCATGAGAAGTTTTGAGAAGACCAAAGGCGTGGCCACCAAGTAAAGCTGGAATAATGCACCCATGGCCAACGTCAAACAGCAATTAGAAACGCCCTTTGTACCAAGTCTGGGTTTCCCCCCGGACGGGTACGAGCGCAGGCACTTTAATGAGAATTACGGTGCGCTCAACAATTTCTTTTTCAAGCTGGTCTTTAGCCTTGGATCGCTGTTCGGCCCAAGGGGTGGCAAGTTCTTGAACAACCCATATGGTGCTTTTCAAGACTCCACAAATCAAACTGCTGCCAGCACCACTGTTGCATATCCTGTCACATTCAACACCACAGACTTCACAAACGGCGTCACCATGGTCAGCGGCAGTCGCATGACGGTGGCAGTTGATGGCCTGTGGAACATCCAGTTTTCCATTCAATTCAAAAACACCACCAACGATGGGCAAGATGTGGATATTTGGTTCCGTAAGAATGGGACCAACGTGCCAGCATCTAACAGCAGATTTCATCCGCCAGCCCGAAAGGGTTCTGGTAATCCAAGTCACATCATTGCCGCCTTAAATTTCTTCATTAACCTTGGGGCTGGCGACTACGTTGAGATAATGTGGCGCACAGAAAACACAGGCGTTTCCATTGAGGCTTTTGGCACAAGCACCAGCCCAACAAGACCAGCCGTACCATCCGCTATTGCGACAATGGCGTTTGTCTCCAATTTACCAACGGTGTGACCATGTACATTCCAATCAAACTGCCACCAGGTGTTTACAAGAACGGCACAACCTACCAGTCTGCTGGCCGCTGGAACAATGCCAACCTTGTACGCTGGTACGAGAACACGCTGCGGCCTATCAACGGGTGGCGCAAGCGGTCTGAAAGCCAGATGACAGGATTGTGCCGAGGCATCATCACATGGCGTGCCAACGGCGGTGATCGCTGGATTTCGGCTGGCACTCACTCCAAGCTGTATGCCATGAACGAGTTGGGCGTTTTGAAAGACATTACCCCCACTGGCTTTTCTACTGGATTTGCAAGTTCCACCACATTGGTGGGCTATGGCACAAACGTCTATGGGGCTTATGCGTATGGCGTGGCGCGACCTGATACGGGTCAACCAACCGCAGCGACCACATGGTCCATGGATACATGGGGCGAGTACCTGGTGGCCTGCTCCAGCTATGACGGCAAACTGTACGAGTGGCAGCTTGGGTTTTCCACACCAACGCTGGCAGCCGCCATTGCCAACGCGCCAACAGGCAACAAGGCTGTGCTGGTCACGCAAGAGCGCATCATCTTTGCTCTGGGCGCTGGTGGCAACCCTCGCAAGGTGCAGTGGTGCGACCAAGAGAACAACACGTTATGGACACCCAACACTGACAACTTGGCGGGTGACTATGACCTGGCCACACCCGGTTCATTGATTGCTGGCAAGCGAGTCAAAGGCGTCAACCTGCTGTTTACAGATGTCGATGTCCACACGGCTCAGTATGTGGGTGCGCCATTCGTTTACGGCTTTGAGAAGGCTGGCTCTGGCTGCGGCTTGATTTCTGCTCAGGCTGTGGCCGCCATTGACACTGCTGCCATTTGGATGAGCAAATCAGGCTTTTGGATTTATGACGGTTACGTCAAGCCGCTGCCCAGTGATGTGTCTGACTACGTGTTTGACAACATTAACATCGCGCAGTTGTCAAAGGTCTATGCGGTCCATGTCAGCAAGTTTGGCGAAATCTGGTGGTACTACCCAAGCAGCGAAAGCAACGAAAACGACAGCTATGTCACGTTTAACTATCGTGAAAACCACTGGAACATTGGCACGTTGTCGCGCACAGCGGGTGTCGATTCTGGCGTGTTCACTTACCCCTTGATGGTGTCCAGTGACGGTTACATCTACGAGCATGAAGTTGGTTTCGCCTATGACGGTGCGGCAGTTTTTGCCGAGTCTGGACCCGTGCAAATTGGCAACGGCGACCAGGTGATGAGCGTGCTGGGGGTAATTCCAGACGAGCAAACGCTGGGTGAGGCTGTGGTGTCATTTACTGCCCGTATGTACCCAACAGGGGCTGAATCCTCATATGGGCCTTATTCGGCATCCAACCCGACCAGCGTGCGCTTTTCGGGCAGGCAGGTCAACATGAAGGTGACAGGCAACACTTTGGCCGATTGGCGAGTTGGCGTGATGCGGCTTGACGCTGTGGCCTCTGGCAAGAGATGAGCGACCTTGAGCATTTGGAGAGACTGCGCCACCATGTGGAGGCCGCATTAGAATACTCTGGAGGCACACACCATTTTGTTGATGTCGTCGAAATGGTCAAGCAGAACAAGTTGCAGGTATGGCCTGCGGTGGATTCTGTGGTGCTAACTGAGATCATTGTCTATCCCAGGCTGAAGAATTTGCATTACTTCTTGGCTGGTGGCGACCTAGATGAACTCTCACGGATGCGACCGATGATCGAATCCTGGGGCAAGTCATTGGGCTGCACCAGGGTGTCATTGGCAGGCCGAAGGGGCTGGGCCAAGACATTTTTAAAAGATGAAGGATACAGTCCACAGTGGACTGTATTGGCAAAGACACTTTAGGGGTAAATCATGGCAATTGCACTTCCAACAGGCTGGACAGGCTACACGCCGCAGCAAAAGATTTCTTGGTTCAACGCCAACAGGATCACGCCTGCTCAGTTGCTGGGTGAAGGTGTGCCAGCGTCTGACATCAACTACATGCTGCAAAACGGCTACAACGCTGGCGGCCAAGCCGCTGGCTCAAGTGTTGGATTGACGCTACCCCAAGGCTGGCAAAACTACACGCCAGACCAGAAAATTTTTTGGTTCAATGCAAACAAAGTCACCAGCACTGATTTATTGAATTTGGGCGTGCCAGCGGGTGACATTGATTGGATGAGAACGCAAGGCTACACCGGAACAGGGCTTACCCCAGCACAAATTGCCAACACGCCAGGTATGGGTGTCGGTGGAATTGGTGTTACTGGAGTAGTGCCCCCTGGTGCAGTCAACACTGGCACAACCACTGGCAGACCCCCTGCAACCTCTTTGCCAGGCTACACGCTGCCAGAAGGCTGGACAGGCTTCACGCCCGAGCAAAAGATTTCTTGGTTTAACGCCAACAATATAGTGCCAAGCCAATTAACTGCTGCTGGTGTTCCAGCAGAGGACGTTAATTGGATGATGAACAACGGCTACACAGCAGGCCGCCGACCATTTGCCAACGCCACACAAGGATTTGAGCAAAATTTTCAGAATTACAGATCAATCCCTATTGGTGCGCAGTACAACCCCAACGTCACTGCCTTTGGTGAATCGCCTTACAGCCAAATTCAGACGCAGACGCGGCCACTTGGCAACCCTTACGCCAACTTTCAATCTGGTCAGGTCATGGGTGGATATGACCCCGGCATTTATGCCCGAGATGTACGAACTGCTGCTGCTGCTGATGCAGCGGCGGCGGCGGCGGCGGCTGCGGCTGCGGCTGCGGCCAATGCATCAGGAACAAATGCTGGTGGTGCTGGTGGCATTGGCAACGATGGTGGGGTTGGTAGCGATGGCAATGCTGTTGGTGAAACTGGCGTATCTGCTACGGGCGAAGCGAATGCTGGTGGCCCTGGAAGTGGCGGTGGCGCAGACAACTATATGGGCGGCCTAATCACCAAGGTTTTTGGCACTGACCCCTCTGGCCCTGATGAGGGGCAAATCAACATTCAGCGTGGCGAATACGTTGTCAAAAAATCATCGGTCAAAAAGTATGGCAAGGGTTTGCTGGACATGATCAATGATGGCAAGATTCCAGCCAAAAAAATGAAATCCCTTTTGGGTTAAGGAGCAGATATGTCAAAAGGCGGCGCACCAGATGTTACGACCAATGCGGTCGATCCAGATATCAAAAGAGCATTTCTTTCAAACTTCCAAAACGCTCAAGGGGTGGCCAGTGCGCTGCCCGTCCAACAGTTTGCTGGCCTTAACCCAACTTATCAGGCGGGTGAAGAGGCTTTGGTCAACACTGGCTTGGCTGGCCCAGGCATCACTGGCACTGACCTTGCAGCCCAAATGGCTGCGTATGGCGGTGTGTACCAGCCAGCCATGCAGACTGCTGGCCAAGCCAACCTCGGCATGACCGGGCCGGGGTCCATTGTTTCTTACATGAACCCATACACCAGCCAAGTGCGCCAAAACGCATTGGCTGACCTGGAGTCCTCGCGCCAGATGGCAATCCAAAACACGGGTGAGCGTGCAATGCAGGCCAAGGCTTTTGGCGGCTCACGCCAAGGTGTGGCCGAGGGCATCACCAACCTGGGCTTTGCCAAGCAGGCTGGCACGCTGGGCACACAACTGAACGAGAACGCATTTAATCAGGCCGTGCAATTGCAGGCTGCTGACTTGGCACGCACACAGCAAGCTGCGGCGGCCAACCAGGCTGCTGGCCTGTCTGGTGCTGAGTTGCGCCTGCGTGGTGCAGGTCAGCTTGGCAGCTTGGCCGCACAGCAGCAGGCTTTGCGCCTTGGCGGTGCGCAGGCTGTTATGGGCGCTGGTGGTGCGCGTCAGGCTATGGACCAGCAGCAGATGGACGCCATCCGCAACATTGGCTTGCAGCGCCTTGGCATTGTGCAGTCTTCATTGGGTGCAACACCAGCCAACCTTGGCGGCACTGTATCCACACCAACTTACAGCAACCCGGCATCTGGTGCATTGGGCGGTGCTTTGGCTGGTGGCCAAATGTTTGGCCCATATGGCGCAGTTGCTGGCGGCATTCTTGGCTTGCTTGGTAGTTAAGGGGGCACTATGGCTGAATTTGACTTCATGAATATGTTTGCTCCTCGGGGCACACCGACAGGGCTTGATGCGCTGTTCAATGATGACCAGCGCCGACTGATGAGCAGAAACGCCAACTTGTCGGCTGCTGCTGCGCTGCTGCAAGCTGGTGGCCCCAGCCGCCAGCGTGTTGGCCTTGGCCAAGCCCTTGGCGCTGCTTTGCAGGCTGGTCAGCAGGGTTACAGCCAAGCCCGTGCTGGATCGCTGCAAGACCTGATGCTGGGTGAGAAGCTGAAGGAGGCCGAGCAGGCCCGTGCATTACAGAAGCAAGTTTCTGGTGCATTGATCACTACACCATCGGTGCTGTCGCCAACGCAGCAGGCTTTGGCCGCACCCGGTCAGCTTGGCCCGACTAATGCGCGTGCAGACATGATGGACTCTATGGCAGAGATGACGCCCAACCAGATTAAAGCCACCCAATACCAAAACGCTGCCGACATCTTGGCGGCTGCTGGCCGTGTGAGTGATGCTGAAAAGTATCAGGCCATGGCCGAGAAGCTGAACCCTCGGGACGAAGTGACAGGCCAGCCTTTTGAGGTCACTGATGCATCTGGCAACCCATTGCTGGTGCAACAGATGAAGTCTGGCAAGCTGCAAACATTGCAGGGCTTTGGCCCTAAGCGTGAAGTGGTGTTGCAGAACTTGGGTGGCCGCACAGTTGCTGTGAACAAGGCTGGCCTCAAGGGCGGTGAGTCATTTGAGATGACCATGACACCTGGCGAGACTGCTTCCAACATCATTGCGCAAGGTAACTTGGCTGTGTCGCAAGGCCAGCTTGGTGTGTCTCAGGGCCAGCTTGGCGTGGCCAGAGGAGGCTTGGCTTTGCGTGGAAGAGAGTTTGACCGTGGTGCTTTTGACCGTGTTGAAACTGCTGATGGCTTGATGTATGTGCCCAAGACCCCAGGCGGCGCGGCCATCCCATTGACTGGCCCCGGTGGTCAACCATTGCGCGGCACAGGCAGCGCCCCAACTGAAGGTCAATCCAACGCTGCTGGCTTTGCCCAGCGTATGGAGTTGGCGCAAAGCATCATTGGTGGCCTGCCTGCCAACTCGCAACCAGGTGCTGGCACGCGCATGGCCGAGGCCGTGCCATTTGTTGGCGGTGCTTTGGCACGTTCAGGCCAAAGCCCAGCCACTCAGCAATACGACCAAGCGGCGCAAGATTGGATTCGTGCCAAGCTGCGCAAAGAATCTGGTGCGGCCATTGGCGCGGATGAGATGAAGCAAGAATATGCAACCTATTTCCCCATGGTCAATGATACGGCAGAGAAAATTGCACAGAAAGCTGAAGCACGGCGCGTGGTCACCATAGGCATGGGCAAGTCTGCCGGCAAAGCATACGAGCCATATGTGCCACCACCCCCACCACCTGCCGCTGTAACATCCAATAAAAAAATGGTTTGGGATGGCACGAAGTTTGTTTTTCAATGAGGCCGTATGAAAAAAATCACCATTGAAGGCATTGGGGAACTTAGCTTCCCTGCCACGGCTACTGATGAGCAGATTGCTGCATTTGTCAACA